CAACAAGAATAGAAGTTACATTGCTTGGTTTTGTGTATGTTGCAGCAGTTCCAGTTGTAAACACCTGAAAACTTCTAACACCGCCAGTTTTAGTTATGTTTGTAGCTATTCCACTCGAAGGAGTGCCAATGTTTGGCGTTGTCAAAACCATATTAGTCGCCGCCATTCCCGACGGTAATGTCGAACTAATACTCGGAACACCTCCGGCACTCGTTACCAATACCCCGTTGTTCGCTGTTGCAAGCCCTGCAATGGTGTTCGCAGCACTTGAATACAAAAGCTGATTAATGGTCGTTGAAGTCAATCCAGTACCGCCCGATGTTACGGGAACTGGTAACGTTAAAGTCGAGCCAATAAATCCCTGTGTCATGATTAATCCTTATGCGTTTTCGACGCCAAAAATGTTAAAGCTACAGGTTGCAAGCGTGTTGTAAACCCTAACAACATCGGCGGCACCCAGAGTAATTCCAAGTGTTGCGGCAAACGTATTGTTTCCTGGAATTGGAATATCATAATATAAATATTGCGCTGGCGTGTCTGCGGCTCCTGCAATCGCTACCGATATTCTAAAATCTGTCGGCGTTGCTGATTGATTAGAAACAACAATCGTACTGATTGTGGCAGTCGTTGCTCCTGGCACGGTATAAGCATCCGTGAGCGTTGTCGCACTCGGCTTTGATTGACCTAAAATTTTCGGTGTTGTAGCCACGTTAACCCCCCATCAGTAAGTAAGAATAATTATTGCTTGCATCCACATAGTCTTTATTTGCTGCCTCTGTTCCTGTAGCTGGCGTTGGTACTTCCACCAATCCAGAAAACGTTTTGTCACCTGTAATAGTTTGGGTTCCTGCAATGGTTACGACGTTTGCGAATGAGGCTCCGAACTGGACAAAGGTAATTGGATCAGTTCCTATCGTGACAACGATTGCTGTCTGTAACCACATCGTATATTGATTTGCTGTGCCTTCCAATACAGGGATTAAATCGCCTGGATTGATTTCGCTTGGCGTATCAAAGTCGGTTGTACGGGTATAGACTGCCGCCGTGCCGCCATCGCCAACAACGCTCACATAGTAAACGCCGTTTTGAAAAGTGCTCGCCTGATTCTTGATTAGAACCCTGTCATTCAAGGCTAAAGAAACACCGTCAATGCTCGCAGCGCCTAACGCTGTCATGGTAAAGGTTGCACCAACTCCAGCCGTTCCATTCGCATATGTTCCAGTCAATGCCGCTGTAGTAGCTACACGAACCGGATTGATAAGATGGAATCCTGCCGCAATTGAATCGACGTATGTTTTGATTGAAAGTGCCGTTGCAAGGTTAGTCGCCGTTGCCGTCGCCATCGAATTATCATTGATGATTTCATCGACTGCGGTTGAGCTTTGAATATTGAAAGTTCCAGGTACATCCAAAACGTTTGGCAATAAAACAATTGGTGTGTTCGGGTTTGTATTGTCAACCTCAACTTGATTCGCTGTGCCTGTAACACTAAGCACGGAACCACCACCGCTTGAGAACGCATTCCAAGTTGCGCCATCGTCTGTACTCTCAAAGACTAAGGTTTGCGAATTGAATCGAATCGTTCCGGCAATACCTGCTTGTTGCGCTGTCGTTCCTGTTGGAAGTGTCATACCACCAGTGCCAGGAATAACTGGATTTGAAGCAATGGCAAGAGTTACTGCTCCTGTAGGCGCGCTTGCTGTGATTTGATTTGCAGTTCCAGTAATTGAGGATACGGTTGCACCAACGGTTGCGAGCGTTCCTGATGTTGGGAACGTGACACCTGTCACACCTGTGAATGTAAAGGTCACTGCATGAGCACCAACGGTTTGCAATGCTCCAGCCAAAGTTAATGTATTTGAGCCGTTATTAACACCTGTACCGCCATAAGTTGGTGCAACAACTGTGCCTTGCCAAACGCCTGTTGCGATTGTTCCAAGCGTTGTAATGGATGTTTGGCCAACGTATGTTGCTGCAATATCTATAACCGGATTCGCGCCACCCGTTGAAGTGATTCGGTTGGCTGTTCCTGTAACGCTTTTAACATTACCAGCGTCAAGACCATCAACGTAATTCTTAATTGAAAGAGCGGTTGCAAGGTTCGTGGCTGTCGCTGTTGCCATCGTGTCGTCATTAATGATTGCATCGATATCAATCGTATTTTGAACGGTAAAGGTTCCTGGAAAATCGAGCGTTGATGATAGAGAAAGCGTTGGGTTTCCAGCAATGCCTGAGCCATTTGCAACTGAAACTTGATTGGTTGTTCCGGTTAGTATGCGCGTGAGCTGAACGCCAGTGGTTGCGGTATTAACAACAAGACCACTTGCAAGCGCACCCATTGCCTGAGCATTTGGAAGCTCTGAGTCTGCGACTTGCAATAGATAGGTTGAGTCGCCTGGCGCAAGGGTTCCACTTGCTGGAGTTAAGAACGTTTCAATTGCCGTATGGCCAGCGTTCATTCTCCATGCGCCAAGAGGCGGCAATAGTGGAATGTAACGGTCTGTAGTCACTGTATCATCTTGGGATATCTCAGCCCATGGCGCGTACTGTAATTGAAGTAATGCTTGCGTGGTTTGAATCTGCTTCATCATGACGACTTCACGGTTGAAGTCACCGTTCAAGTCTGAGCCTGTGAGATTTGATATCGTGGCACTGTAAATCGATGTTCTATCGATTGGCATAATCCCTTCAATCGTAATGATTGAGTCAAGCGCGGCTGGTGTGACAAGCGTAATTAAACCGCCTGATGGTGAACCTGCGCCACTTATTCCGTACTCACCAGCGCCAGCACCTTGATTGATGACCACGCCATCTTGCCAGACTGTTACATAGGCATTATCAAAGAATGGAAAAGGGATAGAAAACTGCGTTTGTCCGTTAGTCGCTGCATACTGAATGCGCTGAAATACATCATTGATTTTAATGTTTGACATGTTTTAAATCCCTCTAGTCGTTAACGGGTGTTGCGCCAAGTACTTCAGCAATGTTGCGCGATATCGCTCTATTTATTTTCTGCAAATAAAATAGATTTTGCAAAGGCATTAATCGCATAACTGCTTCTGCGTCTTTGGTTGTCCATTCACCCTTAGCTGATGATAAGGGATTTAATTTATTAAACAAACTTACAAGCTGCGATGCGCTTCCACCAGTCGGACCAAGTACTGAGCCAAACGCATCACGTGATTTATAGCGTGAAACTTCACCTAATTGAAACATCTTTTGACCGATGTTAATACCCTCGCCATAGATTGCGAGTACTCCGCTGCGGTCTAATCCTTCACGTAAAAGATTTGAAGGGGATAAATCGACTTCGGTATTGCCGCGCAATGTACTTGAAGCAACATAGCCAAGCATTCCTAATCCCATCATTGAAGTCACACCAAGATACAAATTAATGTCGTTAACGTTTTGAATGCCTGAGTAAAATATTCTATTGGTTGCCGCAAACAAAAACGATTTAAACTGAAACATTAAGTTTGCCATGTGACCAAATGCGCCACGTTGTTGAAGCAATAAAGGCTTGTCGCCAAGGTTAGGCGATAGCGATATCTCATCAATGCTTTTGCCAACTGCTGCTTGGAATGCTTTTAAAGCGTTTCGTTCTGGCACTGTTTGAATATCCCAATTAGTCCAATCGGCGTATCGCGTGCCTTTGTAAACATTGTCCTTTGTAAACTTTGCAATCTCTGGGAAGTGTTCCTGTGCAATGCCCAGTCTTGCAAGCAACGTTGTTTCCTTCTTTGAAACACTTTCACCATTAACCACTTTGTGAACCGTATTCAGGATGCGATTAATGGCGATATGACCGCTCATGTTTTGAATCATATCAGTCCATGGATTCATCAAAGACAAATTACCAAAACTCTTGGTGAGTGAATTTAATCCTTTGGTGAATGGACTTGGGTTTGTGCTCAATCCATGATGTTCAATATACGTTTTAACTTGCGTGCCAAGCTCTGTTTCAATCGCATAGCCTAATGCTCGAATATCATTCTTTGAGATTTTCTTAACCACTGAAAAAGAATCTCCTATCCCTCTTGCAAGCGTTGTCATAAGACCATTGCGCATGACTAGCATGCCAAGGTCTGGCAGACTTGAAATAGTCATATGACCAAGCATGCGCGTGTAGTTCCAGTTCAGCACGTTATTAAAGAACTCAGCACCTGAACTATTAAGCACGTTAAAGCCTTGACCGTATACGCCCTGTAACTGCTGAATAGATGCTTGCATATCCTCAATGTTTGAATTGTACTTCTCACGCAACTTCTGAGCGGCTTTTCCTGTAAGCCCTGCGCTTTGAGCGTCAAATTCTTTCCTGAGCAAGTCGCCCATTCCTAACAGCATATCGTTAATGTCTTTGAATCCGTGAGTCTGTGCAAAGCGTTGCAAATGGATAGTTGGCACCATAGCGCGGTTATGCGCCTCTGCAATCTTTTGAATGTCTGTAATATGCCATGGGCTTGCTTGAAGCTGGTCAATAATTAATTTACGTGCTTTGAATGGTCTTGTTGAACCACCTAGTTTGGATAGAAACGGATTTAAAAGTTTAGCGTCTGAGTCTCCAAGGATGTGATCGATAGTTTGCCCTACTTGATCCCAAATCAATTCCTCTGTGTCTTGAACGCCATTGCCTTCAATGACCGTGTGCAGCTTTCCATCCCATGACTTTGCAGCCGTTGGCGCATTATCATTAATTGATTTCTCAAGCTCAAGCAATGCCTTTTGCAAAGGCTTTCTAAGCTCTTTTGTTTTGAATGATTTAACTTTGGTAGCTTCAAGGTTTGCTTCAACCTGCTTAATTCGCTTGTCAAAGTCTGCATGACTTGCTGGATGCGATTTTTCTTTTTCAGCTTTGAGTTTTTTAATCTCTTTAGATAGCTGCGCAATCTTTGGCGTTAAATCAAATTTGATTGTGTCGCTGTGAATTTTAATCTCAAGATTTGCGTCATCTATTTTTTTAAGCGCATCTTGAACAAGAGGCGATTGCATATACTGCTTGACTGTTTCGTTTGATGCTTCAAATTGATTGTAAAGATGTTGCGCAAATGTTCCTTCGCCTCTGGCAGCCTTGCCGCCTTCCTCAATAATTTTATTCTTGTTGTACATCACCATGATATAGTTTGGCGCATTTGGCACGCTTACATCTTCTGGCAACAAACCCAATTCAATGGCTTGCTTTTGAAGCCTGTCAAACTCACCGCGCCACATCTTAGCCGCAGCATTAACGTGTGGTAGCTCATGCTCTTGACCTGTCAAAGCGGTTTCATAAACAGCTCTATTGAACTGGTCAAGGTTCATGTTCTCGCCTGTCTCAGTGCCAAGCTCGCGCATTTTCTTCTGTGTTGCTTTAAAGTATCTTGATGTCACACCATGCATGGCGTAATAGTGATTCATGTGATCGACTTGCAGCTTGTTTAAATCCTTCATCTCCATCTTGATTGAACGCTCAAGTGATGCGCCGCCCGTAATGCCATCTGAGTTTTTAACAAGCTCATAATTGTGTTCGTAGGCTGATGAACCGAACCACTTTGCTGTTTTGAATGGCGATGTAAGCAAGCGATTCATCGGGGTTAGCTTCATGGTGTCTTGGATGAATTGCGGCATGCGAGCAATCTCTTGGTCATCCATGATGTTATTGCGTGCTGCTGAAAGGCTTTCGCTAGGCGCAATTGCATCATTAATGTCTTTTTGAATGCGTTGAGCGGCTTGAACTTCTTCTGCGTTTATTCCTTTGGCAAGCCTTCTTGATGCGATTGCAGATATTCCACCACCAACCACACCGCCAAAAATCCCTGCTCCAATCGTGTTAAAGATGCTTTCTTGCATGGTTCGTGTTAATTGGTTTTGATGCAAGACTGCTTCTTGAATGCCTGTGCTTGCTGCGGCTGAAAGGCTTGCACCCATCAATGAACGCGCAACCGCTGAACCAACCTTAGCTTCTTTGTAAATAACGCCGCCTGGTATCCAGTTCGTAGGCTCTAATGGGTCAAGCGCATAAGCTAATGCTTTCACTGGATGCGCTGCGAGCAAACTTTTATCGGCAAGCTCTTGTCGAATCTGTGCCTCAATGCTTTGAAAGTCGTTGTCTGAAGTTGCGCCAAAGAATTTATCAGCATAGCCAATCAAATCGCGTGGGATTCGGTTTGCGTAATTGGTAAAGTCGTAATCTTCTTGAACGTCTTCATTAAGCTGTGATGTTGTCTTGCGATTTAAAAGCGAACCAATCGTATTCTCTTGGCGCAAATGCGCCATATAAACCGAGCCTTCTGGTTCACCCTGTACGTTCGTTGGCAATGGAACATAGCCAAAACTCTGTGGGTCTGGTGTGCTTTGCGCCGTAAAATCATTTAGCCAGTTAGGTGATTCTTTTTTTTCAATCATCGCCTAGCCTCCAAATCCATTGATATGCCCACGTTGTCCGCGTCTGTTATCTCTGTTCGTGTAGCTTTTGAATTGCCGCCTTTGAGCGATTCAACAAGCTGTTCAAGCCTTCCTGTATCTGTGCGACCTGCTCGTTTCTCAATGTATTTACGATACTCATCATCACCGCCAAATCCCAATACTGCTTGCCATACAGGATATTTTTTCTCCAAGGCTTCCAGTTCTTTTTTATCGGTCGCTTTAGTTTCTTTGGACTGAATGCGCATCGCAATATCGCGCAAATCTTTATCTGTCTGTGCTGTTGCTACACTTGGCGCCCATGTCGAAAGTTCTTGAGGCGCAAATCTTGCCACCTGATCAACGCCGTTTGTAATGTCTTTAATCGGATGCAAGTTGTTGAACTGGTCATAAGCACCAAGAATATAGTTAACGCCTTGACCAAGCCTAGAACTTGCGCTCGGCATAAGAACAACATCAGTCTCATGTCCATTGATTTTAATCCTTGGATGATTGCCTATAGTCATGTTTCTAAAAACTTTGTCTTGCTCTGGTTCACTTCCTGTAATGGTTTGTTTAGGGTCTGCCCATTCGATAACAGGAATATTTAAATCAGGATTTGCTTCGCGTGCTGCTTTCGTGCGGTTAATTAATCCCTGTACGTTTGAAACGATTTGATTTGGGAATGCATTGCCAACGTTTGTTATAGGCAATTCTTTCTCTGGAACTGGTTGACCAACATAGCCTTTATCAAAATATTTGGATGTTCCCCATGCACGCATAGCATATTTGGTTGCATTGAAAGCTGATTGCTCTGAATTGCTTTGAATATAGTTCGCACGATAAGTATCTTGAAATAATCTAAACGCCTCATCAGAAACAAATGCCTGTGGTGATTGTCCAAAGGCTTCTTTGAATTTTCCTGCCAGTTTGTTTTGTCCTGTTCTTGGATCAACATGCTCAAGCGTTTTGTGAAAGCGGTCAATACGTTGTGCAATCTCAGGCTCTTTTGCATTCATGACAACATCAATTGCTTGCTGTGCTGCAACTTCTGGCGTTGTACCGCCTTGGTTTAATTCATTGAAAAGAGTTGCTACTGCAAGCGCATCACCAGATATATCAACGCTGTTTGGTTGTTGTTGTGTGTTTACCATGTCGTTATAAACCATCGCAGCTTGAGCGGTTGCAACGGGATCTTTGCTGGTTAGCTTGCCGCTCATTACCGAATCAAAAGCTGGTACGTTAGTTCCCATAGGTGTACTTGGCATGCCACTTGCTGGAAATTCGTTTTGCCCTAAAACACTTTTTGACATATCAACCAATGAAGCTGGCGCGTTTGTTTGTTTCTCCATGGCTTGAATTTGCGCTTCAAACATCTTGTTTTTAGTGTCGGCAGTATTCCAATCTGGTCTGCCGCTTAGAATGTTTTGCTGTGCTGTAATCAACTGTGAGTTTTGAACAACGCTCTTTGCTTGCTTGGTTTCAAGCTGCTTCATTGCTGTAAGCTGTTGGGGAACGGTTAGCTCTCCATAGTTCATAATGTCGGATGCGTTTTGAATTGAATCGTTATTAATCCCTAATTGTACTTGCGCCCATTGTTCGGCATTTACATCATTTTTTAAACGCTTCTCGGTTTGGTCTAAAGCAACAACCGCCTTGACTGATTCTTGCCACACATTAAACGGTAATTTACCTTTGTTATCGGCTAGATTAGAAAGGAATGCAGCGGTTGATTTAGTCTTTAATGCATCGGTATACCCCATCAATACGCCATCAACTGCTTTGCTTCGCTCGATATCGTCTTGAAGATAAGGCGCGATTTGTGCAATCTCAGCATTCATTGTTGAGTAGTCTTTAACACTTGATTGAATGGCTGCGTCTATTCCTGCAAGTCTGTCCATGTCACCAGCAACGGCGGCATTGCGTCTTGCTTCAAGCAATCCTGATATATCCTTTTGCATATCAAATTTGGTTTGCTTATTGTCGTATTCGATAGCATGTTGTAGCATGTTTAGGCTTGCGTGAGCTGTCATTCTATCAAGATGCTCGCGTATCTTTTCGCGATTCTCATCTCTGGCATGCTCAAGAATTCCTGACTTAATCCCTTCAATCTCTGCGTGAAACTTAGCTGGCGTGTCTCGATTAAACGTTGCTGGATTCTTATTGTTAACCAGTGATTCGTTAATCAAGTTTTGTGCTGAATCAACCATGCGCCTTGCTTCTGTATCGCTCACCGCTTGATTATAAGCCTTTGTTGCTTTGGTGAATGGTAATGCAAGTCTTTCTGGTTGCGCTTCATTCTGCACGTCCGCTTCGCCTTGAATGGCGGCTTGCGATATGGCTACGTCATTGATGCGCTCTGTCAATGCTTGGCTTAAAGAACTGGTTGCACTGGCAAGCTGCGTGAAGCCTGATCCAGTCGAAACGCTTGTTGTTGGTAGTGTAATGCTTTGTGACATAGGTTGTTGGTTGACTGCCATGATTAAGTCCTTCGTCTTGGGGCATTAAGATTTAATCCATCAAATGCGGATACTGCCGCTGTTCCTATAGCGCGTGTTTGTGCGGCTTGCGTGCGTGCGTCAATATCTGCTTTGCCTAAGTCTGTTTGAACGTCACCAACTTTGACACCCATCTCAATAGCTTTTTGATCTTCAACAAATGTTCGATAGGCTTGGTTTCCGAATTGCGTTGCAAGCGAACCACTGCCACCACGCATCGTTGACAATGCGATTTGACTAGCTAGAGCTTGTCGGAAGTTTGAGGCATGAACTGCGCCCTGCGCTGCTGCCTTTGCGTGAAACTGCGCTTGGTTTAATTTTAAAGCGGCTGTATCTAGTTTCTTTTGCGTCTTTAGGTTTCCCATCGTATCGTATAGCCCACCAGCACTTGAACCAATTGCTGCACCTGCAAGCGCACCACCTGGCCCAAGAAACGAACCTACTGCTGCGCCAACTGCCAATCCTGCGGCTTGTCCTGCTGCTCCTGACATTATGAAACCTCCACATTGTATCCTACGCCTATAATCGTCATCGGCCCTGGCTGTGATTGTGTAATAACAAATTCCTGTCTAGGCTCCCAGTTTCCACGTGGGCAAATTCTGTATATGCCCGTTTGAGGCGGAACTGATGAACCAAGTGTGTAAGCTCCCAAATTCATATTGGGAATATTTGAAATATTTGGCATGAATCCTGCTTGCAAATAAAGTGAGTCAACATAATCGATATACAAGTCTTGAACGTACTTCTCAGCATAAAGGCTATCACCCATCTGCGTTGGCGCATACAATGGCATAGGCACAAGTTCAGGCTTGTATTGCATCCCAATCTTTGCCGTGACACTTGCATTCTTGATGGTCGTTTCACCTGATGAATTTACAAAAGATGATCCAATTGTTGCACCGTCCGTGATTGCATATACTTGTTGCCCTGCCAAATGGGTAAGACCTGTCACCAATCCGTTTGCATCTGATGTTGCGGTTTCAACTGAATCCATGTATTCATCAAACGATTGACGCTCAAGATAGAGTCTAACGCCCATGTTAATTTTGACTTGACCAACCACTGGCGTTGTTGCAACGGTTGCTTCCTGTCGTTTAATTCGAATCCAATACTGTGATTCAATGCCACTAACAGTATAAGGCGACCAGTTTAAAACATCGTCAAATGTCCAAGAGACAACGCCATCAACTGTAAATCCTGTTGTTGTGTCGGCTGTTGGTGTGAAGGTATCCCAGAATCCATTACCATCAAGATATTCAAATTGTAAGTCGCAATCAGTCGATGCGCCTGTATTCAGGTTGACTTCAATTGCTGTAAAAGGAGATTGATTTCCAATTAAAATATAGTCGTCTTCGTTTTCAAATACGCCAATGGATGAAGTGCCTGGCGCGGTTTCAAAATAGGTTGTAACATCATAACGGGCTTTAAATGTTGGGTCGCTCAGGTAAACATAATCAAGCGTTTGTTCATAGCTTGCGCCAAGATTAATCTCGCGCTCAACTACAATGTGAGACTGTCTACCTTCACCAATTACCTGTCTGAATTTACCGACGGTCGTTCTCAAACTCCATGCAGAAACGTTTTGACTTTGAAGCGTTGAATATAAAAGCATTGAGCCATTGTCTTGAGTTGCAAGATAAAGTCTTGTCGATATGCCTGGAGGCTCCCATGTCGCATTGCTATTGATAAAGTCAACAATACTGTTTGAAAGCATGGTTGCTGGAAAGGTTAGATACTTTCCGTCACCCGTTGAATACATGGCTTGCATGACTTTCGAGCGGTTTGATGATACGAATAGCGTTTGATTATCGATGCTTGCCGCTTCAATGCTGGTTGCTGGACTCTGTGACTGAGGCGCAAAGTATACGTTATTGATAGTGATGGGTGATTCAACCAAAGGACTTTGAGCAAATAGTTTATTGCCTGTGGTAAACAAGATTGAATCATCAGCAACGATTGATTGAATAGACTGCTCACCTTTTCCGTTAAACGTCACACTGAATGCAACAAGCCCGTCAAGGTCTGAGTCATCAAAGTTGTCGTATACACCAGCCGTTGAAAGATTAACAAGGTTCTTGATTGCGAGTGAGCGACCAACCAATAAACGATTTAAATAAAATACGCCGCGTGAAGGCCATCCCCTATCAGCACTTACTGGAAGTGTTGTTGTATCTGAGTTCCAAATCTTCTCTGCAAGGCTTGAAAGATTTCCTGCACACGTCACACCTGTGAACGCATCAAGAATCGTAACGGTTGCTGCTGTAGTACTTGCAACGGCTGTGATTCTTGCTGTACCGCCAAGGCTTCTGAATAACCCACCAACATGGTTTGCCGTAAATACGGCTGATGATGAAGTTAACGCGATACCTGTTCCCGTTGTTGCGCCTAGCGTAAATGTAAACGTTGAATAATTGGTTGCCTCACCGATAACTGAGAAGTCATAAGTCGGGTAAACTCTTGGGCTAAACGTGCTTAATGTCCATGAGGCATGACTTGCGCCGCGTTTAAGCTGTCTAATCTGCACGCTCTCATGAAGGATTAAAACCCTATCATGGGAAGCTGCAACGTGAATGTTTTGAATTTGTGTTGCAAGATATGCGGTACTTGTAACTGTCGCGCGTAGTACATCAGCATAATAAATATCAAATGCAATATTCGTGCCAGACTTACGAATCAAAATCGTATAGGTGATTTCATTGTCTGCGTCATATGTAAAATCAAATCCCTTCACATAAAGGGGATCGCTTATCACGGCATTTGCATTTTCTCGATCAACAATAACATCAACATAAACCGAACCAGGCGCAAGCGTTGCCGCACCAGTCCAAAGGGCTATCATATTTCTGAGTCTGCGTGCGCCTTTGTCATAGATATCTAAGTCATCACGCGCAAACAATGTTGGGTCAAGCTCGCCACGGTTAAAGGTATTGTTAATCGTTCTTAATGTCATTGTCCAAAGCCTCTTGTTCTTTGTCGGTATCGAACATCCACATAAGGATTGAATCTAAATGGAACTGTTGCGCAGCTTTGAGCATCCGCAAATAATGCCCTTGATTCCCATGTCTCCATGCCTTTTGCAATACGTGCGATCATGCGGTCTGAATTAGTAACAGATATACCAAGCATCGAAGCCAAGTGATAGACAATGTACATTGAGAAGGCTGGAGGCCATTTTGATACTGGTACTGCATGCGAGTAAACAACGGTAAGTGTTTGGTTTGAACGTGTAAGTAAGCGCGTACCCATCAGCGTATAATCTGAGTTAGGGTAAACCGCTTGAAGCATAATTAAATCGGAAGGTAGTTCACACTCATAAAGCCAACCTGCAAAGGAAGGATTGAGCGTTGTTAAAATGCTGATTTGTTCAAACTTCTGCGCGAATCGCCATCTGTTCGAACCAAGTTCTGCGGTAACTAATATGTCATACATCTTTGTAGCGTCTTGAGCTAAAGCTCCACCGCCATCAATGGTATTCACATCATATTGTTTACCAACCATCGCAATGGCTGCTGATATGATTTCAATTTCTGTTGTTGGGGCTGTTGATGGTTCGCTCATAGTCTCATCCTATGTTATAATGTTCGGCTGTCTAGGTTCGCTACCGAAAAGCTGATTCATTACCAGCCTGGCAGAACTACTTTCAATGAACCCTAATGAGGTAACTATGTCTAGCATTCTTTGTAACGCTCCGTTTTGTCAAAATACCATCGCAAAAAAATCTTATGTTTATTGCTGGGTTCATCGCGCTGAACGTGAAAAATTTAACGTTAAACGCATGGAACTTGTAATGCCTTTATGGGCAGTTTGGAAATGCAAACTATGTGGCCCTATAAATTCTCACCAAGCCTCTAAACTTTCTAAACACCATCCAACCCATTTTTGTAGAAAATGTAGGGCTTCTAAACGCCCTTACTGCCCAATTCGCAATAAACTTGATATGCAAAAGTTTGGAGACAAAAGGAAAGATGCCAAACTTCAAAAGACATATCAAATAACTCTAGATGATTACAACATGCTTCTTAAATCACAAAACAATGCGTGTGCCATCTGCAAAACTCATGAGGATTACATGGACAGAAAAAAAGGTATCAAACGATCGCTTGCTGTTGACCATGACCATCTAACTGGAAAAGTTAGAGGACTATTATGTCATCGCTGCAATACAGCAATCGGTCTTTTCAATGATGCCTTTACTACTGTTGAATCCGCATTAAAGTATCTGCGCCACCATAAAATGACGCAGAATAGTTAATTTACTATACTGTTGGTATGGTTTTGTACCAAACATGAGCAACAAATGTACTATCGCCCGTGGTGAACGCGCCCGTTACGTTGCTGAGATACAAGCCTTTGTTGACGCAAGTCGTGAAAGGATACTCAACCACACCAGCATTAAAGCTATATACAGTACTTGCAGTATCTTGGAACGATGCAGCCGCAAGAGTGGTTGATGCGATAACACCAGCACCGTTGGCGGTTGAGTCGTACTGAACATGAGCAACGCCACCAGCGGCATAAGCTGCTGAAACGTAAGTCATAGCCAATACGCATCGATCAAGAACATGCAAAGTATTTGCGCCACCAGCCGCAACCAATAACTTAGGCGCAGCATACATGCCGTTGAACTCAGCGGCAGATATTGCAACTGCTGCGTACTTCAATACAGTCGCTGCAAGTTTTGCACTGGTTACGTTGCCATCAAGTATCTTAGCAGTAGTTACTGCATCTGATGCGAGCTTGGCTGCTGTAACTGCTAAGTTTGCGAGCTTTCCAGTAGTTACTGCAAGGTCAACAATATTAGCTGTATCGACAACACCAGTTGGCTCGTAAGCTGATACAGTCACGTTAGTGGTAATCGCGGTGACTTGATACATGCCACTCGCATCATTACCATTTACAAAGATAATATCGCCAACACCTAATGGGCCAAATCCATCAGTCACATTGACCATAAACGCATTGAAGTAACCTGATGCGACAATGGTTGCAACTGCTTCGTTTGAACCTGATGAAGTACCGTTGTATATCCAAACTTTTTGAACATCATCGTTAGCACCTGAGCTAACTCTACCCATGTAATTAATTCCAAAAGCCATGTTATTTCTCCAGTTAGGTTGTTAATGGTTAAGGCGCAAGTAAGTAGTCAACTTCCACCAAGCCTTTTGGATCAACAACTACAGCTCCGGCTTCCATCCACATATTAATTAGGTAAGATGTCTTGATATTTTCCCAAGATATATCACCACCCAAACGCTCAGACTGCGCATAACCAACCGCCATCTCATTCACGAAGAACGCACGTCCTACAGTGCCACCACCAGTAGTAGGTAAGCCACCTTCATTCATTTCAGGTATTACAATGAAGTTCATACCTAAGAATGTCATGCCGTTTAATCCATCGTTATCAAGAATCTTTGTATTCACATACAAGGAGTTTGTTAACTGGATTTCTTCAAGCAATTGAGCTTCTGCGATTGAATCAATGATAACGGTACGTTTACCACGGTTAGCAGAACGTTGACGCAACCATCTGTGAGCTTCTAAAAGTTTTGCGTAAGTGAAACCAGTAGTACCTACTGCAACCAAAGCTCCTTGAGTAGTTGTTGGTGTAGCAGAATATGTTGCACCAGCAATGGTATCAATGTTGATTTGGTCGGCACGGCGTCCAATAGCCCAGGCGCATAGCTTGGAATATTCTTCAACGGCATTCACTGCTAACTTGTTTTGGAATGAACGGTCTGCGTACTCGGAAGCATACCAGTCTTCAATCGTAGCTTGAGCATCTCTGTTTGAGATGTTCATAGGTGTGATATCGTCCTGTGGGGCTTTCTGATTCGCCATGCCTTCACCGAAAACAGGGAAGTGAACGATAGAACCTTTAGTTCCTGATTTCGTTCTAACAGCGTTTTGTAAAAGGAAACCTTCTGATTGAAACTCGGCGTGAGCATCGGAAAGGAATTGTTGGATCTCAATTTGACTTAAAGCTAATGACATGATTAGACTCCGTTGGTTAATAAACAAAAAAGGATTTGTTTACATGCAAGGTGTCCAAACGAATCAATCAGGCTCTTAAAATCGTGTTGCCAGTATCAGCAAAACGATTCGAAAAGGTATCCAACCTAGTTCGGGCTTGTGTAAATTACATTCAGTATAACACGCACTAAGTTGGAATCAATAGGGTCTAGCGACCTTTATTACGCAACTCTCTTGCAACTGCATCGCGGAATCTTGCAGCAAGCGTATCTTCATAGTTCTTGTCTTGAACGCGCGTTCCCGTTTTAAGCTCTTTCTTGTATTTAATCTTGTCGTTCTCAACTTCTTTTGAAGACTCAAAACGAACAGGATTAACGCTATTGCTTGGTACGTTAGTGCTTGGGGCTGCCATCAATCGAAGGTTGTTAAATAGCTTGAAGTCTTCTGGTGTCATGAGCCAATTGTTTTTGACCATAGCCGCCTCTTCTGCGGTCATGTTATCGGTCATCCACTTGTCAATGGCTTGGTAGGTATGTGCGTCTGTCTCGGTCAATGTTTTTTTGAGGCTTGCTTCCATTTCAGCCATCATTGCTTTGTTAGCTTCAAAGTATTGACCTACAAGATGTTGGAAGCCTTCCTGAGATATGCCCATTTCCTTCAATGCTGGTGTAAGCCCTGCGATTAATGGATCGTTAGCTTCAATCCCTATAGACTCCATACCTTCAACACTATAACCATCTTGAGGACTTCCCCAATACTTGCCCATCTTGGTTGATAGCTCTTTGTAAGACTTAGCTTGTTCATCAATGGATTTAAATTTATCCTTCATGAACCACTCTGGCGATTCTGGTTCGGTCTTTGGCTCTGATGACATATCATCACTGTCTTGTTGTGTGTTGTTATCATCATTTGAATCTATAGGCGCATTGCTTTGATTATCACTTGGATAATTTCCTGGCACTTGATTTGCTTCGTTGTTTGTTGGCTCAGTTGGGGGTAATGGTAAGCCGTCTTCTGTTGTTGAACCTTGATCGTTAAGATGCATAATTCCCTCTATTGTATGGGTTTAGTTAATGACTTGCGTGTCTTTGGAGCTGCTTTAGCTTTAACGCTATTCATTGCAACGTAGCCTTGAATGCCAGCGGTGAATGAGCGAATCATTTCATTCTGTCCTTCATTGAAATAAGCCCATGAAGGCTCGCGATTTGGAAACGCTACAGGACTTCTAAAGTGTTTATTCTCAAGGTGAGCCAATAGCTGCGCACCTACAGGATTTTTATAAAACACCTCATAACAAAGCTCATTGAATTTAACTCTCCATTCACGCTCCATTGCATCATAAGGCGCAAATGTGCTTTTAACATTACTGTTGCTGCTCTGGCTCAATCTCTACTCCTTGATTTTGCATTTCTTGAGTGGCAATCTCACCAGCCGCTTGATTAAGTTGCTCAAGTTCCTCACGGGTCTTGATGTTCTTAATCTCGATGCCTTGGTTATTTGCCATGTTGGTAATCAATTCGACTGGATTCAATGCGGCTGTCGCGCCTTCTGGGCCTATCATTGAAGCTAGTGCTTGATAGAATCCTTGAAGTGCTTGCGTCTTCACCTGTCCTGCTGCGGTCATCAATGGTGTTTCAAACGAAAGCCCAAGGATTTGACCATCAACTGAAATCATCTTATTACGGATATCATCAGGAATATTGGCAAACGTCTGCGGTAATACCTTATTGATAACCCATAATGTTCGTTGAATGATTGGAATGAAGAACTCATTTTGAAGCCTTGGCACCATGGCGGCAAAGCTCTCAAGATTCTCAGTGTATCGAATCTCTGCCTCTGTTGCGGTTCTCGTTGGTGAGTTCACCGCGCCTAGCGGGAACGCATAGAGCAAGTCATTAATCTGCTGTCTAAAATCATTCACCAGTAAAGCATTAAATTGAATGTTACCCGATTGCTCAAACGGCTTGATAGGCCACTCACCCATAATCATTTGAACAGGGATGATTGATCCAGGTCTTGGCGCAAAGGTTTGCTGATTGAATGCTGAGTCGCTTGCTGCCATATACATAGGATTTGCTTGAAACGCTGCTGCAACCAATTCATCTTCAAGAGCTTGGTTAATGGTTGCGGCTGTTGGGTATGCATCAAGACTTGGCCCACGTCCGCGAATCTCACCTGTAAGCCTTCGCATCCTATAGACTATCCAAGGCCATGAGCTTGATTTGCGTTCAAGCAATACATCGGTTGCGGAAGTCATAACCACGTATTGATAGCGTTCATTCTCTTTCGCATCGTAGTCAATCCATGCGCATTCCCAGATATCTACCTTATCATCAGGTTTTTTATTGAGCTTCTTAACGTCTGCATCAGGCCACATTGAATTAATGTTTTCGATTCTTACTTGATACCAGTCACGAAACAACGCATCAACTTGACCTTCTGCATCGCCTTGAAACATAACATGACTTGGGGGAACTGCTTCATATCGTACAGGCTTTTTTATATTACCTTCATTAACAGCAATGACACCTGTTGAGATTAAACAGTCTTGAAGACTTTCACCAACCGCCAAATAAAAGTTTGAGCGATTGAGAATCTTGAAAAAGTGATCTGTCATGCGTTGCGTTGCATCGAGTGCCTTTTGATATAAGGCTGTACCAGGTTCACCAAATTCATCGCCTGGCATAAACTTGCACCACTGTTGACCTTGAGGCACCATGTTCATCAGCATCTTATCAGCAAGGCGTTTGTGAGCTATTGGAAGGGTTAAATCGTAAATATCTGCGTTATATTCTTGACCAGGGGTCAACATTCCAGCTAGACCGTAATTCTCAAATGGGTTATAATTGGGCATTGCGTAGTGATATGCAGTCTCTAAAATCGCACGCCACATATCCAAGTCCGACTTTGCTGCTGTCCTCATTGCCATGATACGGTTAACATTTAATGCTGGCTTTTTCTCTTTCTTGACTTCATCGAATAGCTTTGCATTGTCTCGTTTCTTCAATAGCTTTCGCATGTCTGTCATTATCCGATCACTCCTGAACCACCAAGCAATGAGCCTGAACCTGAACCAGTATCGGTTTCAAAATAACCACCAGAACCAGCACGCAACGAACGCATCAATAAGCGTTGAGCCTTTATCTTCTCTCGGTCTGTGCGCTCTTTCTCAAGTTTAGTTTGTGCCTCAAGTTCTCCACGAAGCGTATCAGCTTGTTGCGCTGCTGCGGCTGCTTCCCTTTTTGCTGCGTGTACTTTGTGTCGTGCCATGCTATCACCTCAATGTGTTTAGGCGGTTTGTTTTTAATCTTATTATACAACTGATACGGGGTCAAAATGAATGGATAATAAACGCCTAGTATATATTGCATAACAGATACACATGAGATAGCACCTATATGCGGAAAGACTGAATCATAATGAGGCTTAACTTTTAATTGAAGAATGGTGAATGTTGGATTTTGCCGTTTAAATTCTTCAATGACTTCTGAATCATATCGGGCTGGCAATATGTAAGTATGTAAATCGCTTTTTGAAGGGTCGCTGCAAAGCCATCCTAACGCTTGGCGCTCAATGGCGTAAACGTGCTTAAATCCTTCTTTAAGCCACCCATCGCCTTTGAAGTTTGTGTTCATGAAAACTAAATAAATCTCTCTGTGCGCATGCGTATCAAATAAGATTGGCATGTATCCACCTATAACTTGACCACGATTTCAATCACCTTTTGATGATTGTTCCCTATCGTTTTCTGTTTAATAACCTTGTCATCTTTAGTAACGGTTATTTTGCTGGTAACGCTGCTGATTGTTCCAGCGAACAGTTTATCGATTCGTCCTTTGAGTCCTGCCAATTAAAACCCCTGCGAATCTTTCCACTCTTGAGATTCTAATTGCTCAAGATTAACTGGCATTAAGCATTGAGCGCATCTCATCATGGTTGCACTTTGGTGACCGCCTTTTGTCATCCAACCGACAACAACAAAATGATGCGGGCTACATTTAACTTTAACGGGCTTCTCTGTCTTTTGTTGTGCCATGATTAATCAATCCTTATAAGTTTAAATCATTTGGTATATGCGTAAAACAAAAATACCATGTATAAAATTATTCCAATTTGTTGAGCTAGTTTTGACCAGTATATCATTGGTACAAGTATAGATTAAATTATACTAATAGAATCTAATG